TAAATGGTGTGGGTGCTGTGAGAAAAGGTGATGCGGTTGCTTCACATCCTAATGTGGGCTGTGGTCCTCACGCTCCTGGGCTAAGTTCTGGCAGTAGCACAGTAAAGGTAAATGGTAAGGACTTCGGACGTAATGGTGATTCGTATGGTTGTGGTGCTACAATATCTTCTGGTTCATCTAATGTTTTCGTAGGAGGATAATATGAGTATATGTGGAAATAATAAAGCCTTAGATGATTTAAAGGCTAAACAAGGTGAATTAGATGGTCTGCTTCAAGGGGGTAAAGATCAGCTTTCTGCTATGGAAGCTAAGTTAAATGCTATGAAAGTTGATCTAGCATCATATAAACCAAAGTTACCGCAGGTTGATAGCTTACAAGATAAACTAAATGAATTATTAAATACTAAAGATCCTTTCCAACTTGTAAAATTAGAAGCTGAAATAAAAGAAAAGTTTGGAAGTGCTGTTCCAGATTTAGGTGACACAATTGCTAACTTGTATTCTGGAGGAGACGTTTGTACTCTTGTTCCGAATATAGAAGCTTCCGCAGACGGTACAGTTAAGGAACAACCCACTGAACCTAAAGTTCCAGAAGAACCACCAGCAGCCCCTGAACCTACTCCCGTTATTGAAAAGGATTTAGAAGAATTAAACAAAAAACTTTTACGTCGATCATTTAATAATAATTTAAAATATTTACAAAGCCGCGCTGGTAAGATATTTAAAGGCTTTGGATCAAGAAAAAAGAATCAAAAGTTTTATGATTCCACATGGGAAGAGCAATGGATTGAATTAATCGAAGCAGCTGGTGGAGATTATAATACCTATAGAATAAAAAGTAGAACAAAAGAAGAATTAAGAGCAGCACAAACTGAATTAAAGAAAAAATTTCCAAAATCTAATTGGGACTTTCAAAAAGAAGGTCAAATATTAAAAGAAACATATGATCTCGTAAAGGAAGCTAATCCGCATCTGTATGCAAATGCTCAAGATTTTAATACAGCAGCGAGTGAATGGTTAACAAGAAGAAAAGTTAAATTAGAAAAAGCAGCAGCTGCTGAGGTATAAATAAAGGTATGGCTACATATTACTCATCAGGTTCATCCGGTTCACCACAAGCTTATAGTGGACAAAGCACTAGTAATGCTACCGCAGCAGCTGCGGTGGGCAATAAGGCCGCAACCGTAAAGGAAAGATTTAGTGATTTAAATTTGAAAATGATTATACATCCTCAAAAAAGGGATATTATACCTTTAAAGGGTGAAGCCGCAGTTAAAAACTCAATAAAAAATTTGTTACTTACAAACTTTCATGAACGACCATTTAATTCTACATTAGGTGGAAATTTAAGAGGATTATTATTTGAACCTGCTGATACTATTACAAAAATAGCATTAGAAAATAGTGTAAAAGCAGTTTTAGAAAATCATGAACCAAGGATTGACAATGTAAATGTAATTGTCACTTCTCATCAAAATGACTCAGAATATAGAATTACTGTAGTATTTAGTATAAAGGCAACTGATGAAGTTGCTGACGTAGAAATTAACTTAAGACGACTCAGGTAAATAGACATGGCATCAAATTTAAATGTTACAGAATTGGACTTTGATCAGATAAAAGAAAATCTAAAAAGCTTTATGAAGTCGCAATCGCAATTTAAAGATTATGACTTTGAAGGTTCAGGTCTAAACGTGTTAATGGATGTTCTTGCATATAATACACATTATAATGCGATGCTAGCTCACTTTGCTCTTAACGAAGCATTTCTCGATTCAGCTCAAATTCGTGGTAATGTTGTATCACGTGCAGGACTACTCGGTTATACTCCACGATCAATACTAGCGCCACGATCAACAGTAAAGTTAGTTGTAGATGTAAGTGCTTATCAAGGTACAATTCCTTCGGCACTTGTTGTAGAAAGAGGTACTAAATTTAATTCAGTTGTTGATGGTGTTTCATATACGTTTTCTTCTTTAGAATCTCAAACTGCTATTTTAGTTGAAGATGACGCTAGTAAAACATATACATTTGACGAGATAACATTAGGTCAAGGTAAGTTTAGATATCTATCGTATCGAGTAGATAACGAAATAGAAAATCAAAAGTTCCAGCTTTCTGATTTAAACGCTGATACATCTTCATTACGAGTTCGTATTCAAGAAAATCAAGATTCGAATGCATTTGATTCTTATGTTAAATTTACTACATTACAAGAAATCGATTCATTAAGCCAAGTGTATCATTTACAAGAAAATTCAAGTGGCTTTTTCCAAATATATTTTGGTGATGGTATTATTGGTAAGAAGCCAGTAAATGACAATATTGTAACACTCGATTATCTTGCCACTGATGGGCCAGCTGCAAACGGCGCAAATACGTTTACTCTTACAACAGATTTTCCAACTTTGACTGGTAACATTAATACAACAGTGACTACGCTTACTACAGCTACTGGTGGTACTCAACCTGAGACCACAGAGTCAATTAGATTTAATGCTCCTATTACATTCCAAGCTCAGGATCGAGCAGTTACATCTCAGGACTATGCTGCAATTATTCAGCGCAACTTTGCTAATATCGAATCTATTTCTACATGGGGTGGTGAAGATAATGTTATTCCTGATTATGGAAAAGCATATCTAAGTATTAAGCCATTGATTGGTAATGTGCTTACTCAAAATGAAAAAAATCAAATTATCGATATTTTACAAAATAAAAATACAGTATCTATTAAACCTGAAATACTAGATCCAGAATTTACAAATATCGAACTAGACGTTATATTTAAATATAATCCTGCTCTTACAAGTAGAACAAAACAAGCAATTGAATCATTAGTAACTGATACAATTTTAGATTATAACTTTAACCAACTTAATAAGTTTGATGGTGTATTTAGACACTCTGAATTATTAACCCTTGTTGATAATTCTGATCCAGCAATTACAAGTTCTACGATAAGACCATTTATGTATAAAAATATAGATGCTAGTACAATAAAAGCTAATAACACATTTACTTTAACTTATGCTGGCAAATTCTTTGTTAAAAGAGGAAAAGAATTTAGCATTGACAGTACAGCATTTAAAATTGGTGGTATAGATCATTTCTTTGGAGATTTAGAAATCGAAGGATCTAATAATAGAAAGGTTATGGTATATAAAGTAGTAAATGGAGAAAATCAAGTTGTAATACCAGATGCAGGAGAAATAAATACTTTAAATGGAGTAATTACATTAAATAACTTTGCAGTGGATGAACCAACTACAATACAAATAACAATTGCACCAGATTCATTAGATATTGCACCAAAAAGAAATCAAATTATTAATATAGAAGCTTCACGTATTCTTGCTTCTGGATCAATTGATCAAATTGCATATTCAGGACCTTCCGGAACTCTTGATTATTCAACTACAAGTAGATTGAGATAATATATGTCAGTTAAAAGTTTAAAAAATCTAGATTCATTTTCTCGTGGTTATATTGAAGGTCGTACTACACAAGTTGACTTTGATACAACATTATCGGGTGATGTAAAAACCGCAATAACAAACGGCACTGATATTGTTTTTACTAGTAAATTAGTCAAAAATGAAGGCTTATATAATGAAATAGTTCCCATTATTGGCCAAGTAATATCGGCCGAAGGAATTGATGGTATACCTAAAATAATATCATTTACCTTAGATAATGGTAATGGTGAATCAACTATTACTATAGATATTCCTCAAACTCTTGATGCTAATACTTTTATAACTATAAGCGATACTAATTCTGGTCTTGATCAATATGATATTGTTGGTAGCACATTATCACGATCAAAAGAAGATTTAAGAATTAATGATCTTATACCAGAACAACTTTTAGATCATTCGAGTGATGTTGATTCTGGTGGTATACAGCCTTTCCTTGATGCATATTATAAATTTATGAATACTGAAGAGTTTCTATATAAAGAAATAGAAACCTTTGAAGATGTAGTTATTAATAATGTTGCAACGATTCGTATACCAGATCCGGATTTTAAAAATACTAAGTTTTTTAGTCAAGTTGCTGCTCGTAGTGCGCAAATTATTGACTCCGAAGGCAATATTTTAACAGTTGGAGACAATTCAATTGATTATGATATTGCAGTAGATAATATTAATATTTTTAACGTAGATAATTTACCTACTGATATTTCATTAGATAGAAACTCAGGAAGAACATTATCAATCGTAGGATTACCAGCAAGATTAAATAATAAAAAAATTACAGTTCGTACATCAATACAAAATCTTGTCATCTCTAATCCGTCCTTTAAATTAAATACGTTAGAAGATGCTTTAAATATTAATGAGACTGACGAAGAACTTTTAGATATGATGCAGCGAGAAATCGCTCCTTCTATTGATAAAAATATTAATGTAAATAAAAGAGCTCTTTATCAAAGACTAATTGATTTTTATAGAATACGTGGTTCAAACGATTCGATTGATTTATTTTTTAAATTGTTTTTTCAAGATCAAGAAATTGATGTTACATACCCTTGGGATTCTACACTTAAAACATCGATGGGTAACTGGGATGACCAAACATTAGTTGCTGCAGCGTATGATAAATTAAATACCGATTTAAATGCTTCAGATGCGGCCGCAGGGGACGATTATGGTAGTTCTATCTCATTAGATGCTGTAACAAAATTAGTAGCTGTAGGCGCACCAGGAAAAGATTCGGATGAAGGTGCTGTATATATTTATAATACTGGTGATAATGGTTACACTTATAGCTCAGAAGTAAAAATTGAAAGTAATACTGGATCAGGAGGTGATAAGTTTGGTTCAGTTGTATCTTTATCTGATGAAATAGTTGCAATATCAGCTCCAGAAGATACTGAGTATAATGGTGGAACTGCAGCTAATAGTGGTACCGTAGAAATATGGCAAAGATTCTTAACACAAGCACCTTCAGCATATCAATGGCGCTTTCAGTCAAAACTTAGTGGTAGTACTGGAGGATTAAACTTTGGTAAAGACATATCATTAGATAGAGATACCTTAGCAGTTTGTGTTCCTGGTTACGTAAATGCTGATCGTTCAAATGGTGCGATTATTATCTATAAAGGTACTGGTTCTAGCTGGGTACAATCGCAAGTGATTCCTACTCCATTAGATGTGAATGAAAATGGAGAAAATGGTTGGGGTGAAAAAGTACATTTAAAAGGTAATTATTTAATTGTTTCTTGGCCTAGTAGAAATAATAATACAGGTTCAGTAAGTATATTTACTAAAAATCAATCAACAGGTTTATTTAATGAAATACCGGAAGATATATTAGTACCTGAAACATTAGATACTGGTGATTTATTTGGAACGTTTTTTGATTTGGATGCAACAACAAATCCAGCAAAACCGATTTGTGCAATTTCTTCACCAGGATCAAGATCAGTATATGTTTTCGAAAGACACATCGCAAGTAATAATGCTGTAAATTGGGATTTACAAGAAAGATTAAGACCTGCAACCGGTCAATCAAATGATGGATTTGGTACATCATTAAAAATATTTAATAATAATGTATTAGTAGGAGCACCGCTTTCTGATGGAATAGATGATGCTAACCCTATTACAAACTGTGGATTAGTGTATCATTTTGAAAAAATAGATGAATGGCTTCAAAAATCGATATATAGTGAAACTAAAACTGCTAATAATAAGTTTGGTTCGTTTGTTGAAATTTCTAAAACCGATGTATATAACTTACTTGTTGGTACACCCTCATCAAGTACAGGTGGTCATATTATTAATTTCCTTAGACCGTCTCAAATAGGTAAGTATTTAAATAACGAAGGCTTTTTATCTGATAAACAAAAAATACAAGATTCTGAATTTTATCAAAAGTTTTCGTATGTAATTAAAGCTGGTCGTAATATATCTCAATGGAAAAACGTTTATAATAAATTAGTTCATCCAGCAGGATTTAAATACTTCGGCGAAATTTTAGTTGTAATTAAAGCTGTACGTGATGTTTTAGGTGATGGTGCTGGCCCTGAAGGCCCGAGAACAACTATTACCGAAAGAACAAGAGATATTTTCGGTAACGAAATAACAGAAGAAAGAAATGTAATTGCATATAGTAATGCAGCGGCGTTTAGAAAAACGCTTTCTGCTATGCCAGGAATACAGCCTGGATTAAATCGTGATGATCTTGCATTACTTATTATAGCACTGGCTTCTTTCTTTTCTCCTTCTACAGATGCTCGTCCAAATAGATCAGCAAGACTTTCTATTGTAAAACTTGCAACTGGTGGAACTATTCCTGCAGATGGCGTATCAATTGTTGAGCCCGGAGCTGGTTATAATACTGCTCCAACAGTCACAGCATCAGACGGTTCTGGTGCCGTATTCGAAACTGAAGTAAATAGATTTGGTGAAGTAGTAGATGTAATTGTTAAAGGCGGACATTCACTTACTCAATCTACACCTAATGTTGCAACGTCATTTCTATTTAATGGATCTGCAGATAGTGGTCGAAATACTGATACTACTGTAACTGGTATATTGACTGGTGGTTCACGTTCTTCTGGTTCAGGTATCAATGGTGAAGTTACTATTGATATTGGCGCTGATGATACAATTGAAAGTGTAACAGCTACAACTGCAGGTACAGGATATAAAGTTGGTGAAGTAATTACAATTCCGGGAAGTGATTTAGGAGGAGGTGCTGATCTAGAACTTATAGTAAACCAAGTACATTCCGGAACTGGTTATGATACAAACTCATCTCTTACTGTACAACCATTAAGCGAAGTTGCTAATAGTGGTACAGAAACTGCTATTGGTAAAGTAACTGATTTAACAGAAATTACATTAGCAAGTAATCCGTTAACGACTGGTATTTTCTATAAAATATTAGATTTAGGTAATGCTACTGTTGCAAACTTTAACGCGATATCAACTGAAGGCTATGATAGAGAAATCTGGAAAGTTGGTGATGTATTTCAGGCTGAAACTACTGGCTCGAGTTTAACTACAACAGCAAAACTACAAGTTGCAGAAATAGGTTTAACTATTAATCTAAATACAACTAAAAAATATAGAATACCGCCTACTATACAAATTGGCGAACCAGATGCAATTGATTCAACAGGTCAGCCTTTATCAACCAACATTAATGCAGAAGCAAGACTTACTCTTAATACTGAAATTCCATTAGATGGTACAGCAAGGCTAGTATTAAGAAATAGATATATAGTAGCATTCAAAGGTGATGCCATCGATGCTAACTTTAATTCTATCGCTAGAGATCAGCAAACAACGTGGAATGTTGGAGATACATTTATTGCATATAATGATGGAAGTGTATTATCTTCAACTGCTGCTACTGTTGTACCTTATGATGCTGATGGTAAATTAAATGGATTTAGAATTACAAATGCTGGACTAGGTTATATAAATGATCCAGAAGTAAAAATAATAAGTAACTCTATTCATGAAAAACGAGTACCTACAGTTATACCAATAAGAATTGTAACAAATGGTAATGACATTCAGCATATTAATGATGATACTGGAAGAGTTACTACAACAAATGTCGATAGAAATAATAACTATTTTGCAAGAAAAATATATAATGAAAACCCAATATTAGGAGTTAAGAAGTTTACTGGAGAGTATCGAATTGATCAATTATCATCATTTACTATAGAAAATGTCGATACAAGTAGTATAAATAATCT